GCATGTGCATATATGCACCGCCTGCGGTCACGGTCGCGCAAAGCACGGCGGCCGCTGGGGTCTTCTTTCGGCTTGCGGGTGCGCTTGGGCTTCTCGGCTGGCGTGGCAGACTCCAGCACTTCCACGCGAGCCAGCAGGGCAGCGACGTCCGCGCGCAGCGTGTCGGCGTGCTTCTCGGCAGCTTCGGCGCGAGCGATGGCTTGGGCGGCGATGTCGTTGGCGGCAGCGGCACGGTGCAGTGCAGCATCCAGCACTTCGATGGCTTGCGCCAGCGCTCCCGGCATCGGAAACTGGGACTGCTTGCCACGGATGACCCAGTCAACAATCTTGGTGAAGTTGTTGTACATCAGGTCAAGGGTGTCGCTATTTACTTTCGAGGAAAGTTGCGTGTTAGGAACTTGGTTTGTCATGGTATCTCCAGTTGTCATGGGGGGTTTCGAGTGTTAAATTTATACGGTTTCTTCCGGTTCGTCAAGTGCGGGTTCGTCGTTATCCGGCTTGGCGTCTGATGTTTCAAGGGAAAGCCATGTGTCGTGTCGCTTCTCGGCGAGGTAATCCAGAATGACTTTCACCTCTTGCTGTGAGCCAGCGTACTGCTCCAACAGGTCGGGGTCGTAGATGCCGTCGCGCAGGATGTCGCTTACGCCATGCACAAGGCAGTAGTCCACAGCGTACTGGGTAGACCACGACGTAAGCCCCTGCACTTTGGACTGCGAGAGGATGCCGTTGTTGTACATGATGTAGGCGGCGACGTCTCGCACCAGAATGAAGTGCAGGGCAAGCGCGATGCGCTTCGGGTCGTCGCGGATAACGCGCGCCTTCTGGTTCAGGGCGATGCGTCGTCGTGCTTGGGCAAGCTCGCCTGCGTTGTGCGGCAACTCCAGCGCGCGGTCGTAGTCGATAAGGCGCTGTTCGGTAGCGGCGAGGCGTTGCTCCAGATGTTCGATACGGCGCATGGCTGTGTTGATGTGGTGCAGTAGTGAGGCGTTGATTTCTTTCTGTTCCATTTTTAGTTCTCCCATGATATTTGGATGTAGTATTTGGTGTAGTCAAGGCGAAAGCCGATGCGGCGCAGGTGGTTGTAAAAGGCGCTGTGCAGCCTTCTCGGAAGCGTTACAACCACCGCCTTGTCTAAGTGCCGGGTCGTTACCAGCGCTGGCTTGTAGCAGTCATCAACCTGCTTCCAGAGGTCAAACCCCAAGTCCTTGCGGCAGTAGAGGCGCAGGCGCTTTAGCTGATGGTTACGCGCCAGCACCTGCGCCAGCATGACCGCGCGCAAGGCTTTGGTTTGCTGTCTCGTCATAACCCTAGCAGGTCGAGGATGTGTAGCCAGATACCGGCGATGAGAAACAGCAGTACCGTCATGCGCTTTCCCCGTCGTCGGCGTTGTCTATCTCATCTAAGAACCCTTTAAGACGTTCCGAAAACGCCCTTAGCCAATACTCCCCCCACTCCTTCGGGATGTTCTCCAGAAACGCTTTGGTTTCCTTTTTGATGAAGTCGTTAATGTTGTCGGTGCGCTTGTATACACCAGCGATGGCTATCGGCACATGGGTCGGACTGCCTAGCTCTTTACCTTTCGCCAAGAAAAGGGCAAAGTAAGTCAGCTCCAGCCCCTCGCCGCAGCTTTCGGCAAACTTCACGCAATCGAAGCCAGCGGGCAGATTATCAGTAGCGTGGATTGCAGCGGATGCAGACGCTTCCGCCTTCGGACGGTACAGTTCCACCAACGCCTTAACAAGCGTAGCTGCTCCAGCATATTCAAAAGCAGCGGTTTCTAAGTTGTTCATTCTGTGTCTCCTGTTTTGGATTCGATGAGGGTGTGGTATTTGTGAAGGACGTCCTTCACGTAAGGTTTAAGCTGTGAGGCAATGCCGCTCACGCCTGCGTAAGCCGCGTTGTGGCGCTTCTTCCGCAAAAGATTGACAAGTTCTTGCGCCTCAATCTTGGAAAGGCAGATACCGGCGGCGAGGTCATGGTAGTACACCACGTCCTGCACGTCTTGCGCTACCGTGTACAGAATATACTTGGCAGCGACGGGCATCTTGTTGCTCATTAGAACACTCTCCACCTCGATAGAGTTGAGCCCAAAGAATAGGCTTACTCCGTAGCGATTGAGGAAGGTCATAATCTTCGCCTCCAGCTTATCGGCAGTGGCGGCGTTTCCATCCAGCCTTGCTGCCTTCAGGCACTCATGCCGGATACGGTCGCGTACCACGTCGTAGGTGCTCTGAGCGTCTGTTCTGACAACGCTCCAGATTTCCCTGTCGATATGGTTGAACCCCTCGTACAGCTCATAGCGTGGAATATTCCACTCCCGTGAGGCGGCGAGAACCTGCCGCTGGTGCTTGTCGGAAAGGGTATTGTCGCTGGTATTAATGCGTGTAGCGCGGTGCAGCAGGTCGCCTTGCACGTGATACAGCCAGCCTGCCACGTCCAGCAGATAGCGCCTGCGCCGGGGGAAGTGGCTCTCGTCCAGCCGGTAAACCTCCATCGCCTCCCAGATAGAGGCAGAGTAGGTAACTTCGGGCGTGCGCTTGCCGGTGAAGAACACCACAACAAAGGGCTTGCGTGCAGGGAAGTTCAGCTTAACGTCGCGCCCGTTATGGTTGAAGGTAAAGGCGGTCATGATTAGTCCTCCAGAACATAAACGCGCAAGTGCGCGAGGTCAGCGTGAACCACGCTGTAATGTCGCTTGTATTTCTCCACCGCCACGGCTAGGTCGTGCGAGTTCTCCGCCGGGTAAATCCGCACCCGGTTAGCGATAGTGCGCGGATGGATGCGGATAATATCAGTCTTTCTGTATGCCTCATGGTAAAGATTGACAAGCTCTTGGAAGAAGCCAAAGGGGAAGTCATAGCCCCATACTTTGAAAACCTCCTGAAGCCGCATGGCGGCAACGGTCAGGCTCTTGTTGGTGTTTATTTCTTCGGGGAATGGATAGATAATCATTTGTCAAGCTCCGGGTTAAAGGTTGTTACGGCAAGCTCCATAGCGCCGAAAAAGTCCCTCAGGATTTCCGCTAAATCGTTGTTAGCGTACATCTCGTGGACCTTCCATAGTCGTCGTCTGTTTTCGTCGAAATTGACCAGCGGTTCGCCTGCTACAATCTGGTCGAACCACGCCGCCCATTGGGCGTCATCAACTCCCTCTTTGAGGTGTAAGTAGTGGTAAAGCATTACCCACTGGCAGGCAAGGCGTTTCAGGCGGTTTTTAGTTTCGATATTCATAAGTGTGTCTCCTGTTCGTAAGATGGGGACGCGGGTTAAACCCGCAGCCCCATGATGACGACGTTAATATTCCGCGCCCAGTTATCCTCGCCTACAAGGTGAGCGTACAAGCGCTGTCCGGTGCATTTAATCTTCGCGCCGGTGAAGTTTTTCTTCGTGGAAGGCAGGATGGTGTCCAGCGTAGCGAGGTAGGCGGTGTTTATTCCCGTGACTGGAACGAATGTAGATGCGCAGTCGCCCTCGCCATCGCGCTGCGTTTCAGTGTCGAATATGATGCTGTCAAAGTTCTGCGGTGTTACCATGTGCATATTCGGGAAAACCCCGCCTATGGTGTACAGGTTCACGTGCGGTGGGGGGGTGTGGTGGTCGCCGCGCCCCCCCCCCCGCCATACCGGATCGCCTCCGGTTGAAATTTTCCCGTCGCTAGATACTGAGGCTTTCTCGTCGGTAGGGAATGCGCGGGTGGTGTATGTGCCTGCGGGAAGTTTGGGCGGGTAGAAAGTAACGCCTTTGTCAGGAAACCACGACGGTACAGGTTTGTCCGCAAAAGCATGGGGCAGGTCGATGGTGATGCCGATATGCCCGTTGGTCGCCCATACCTGCCCGCATGGGGCGAAGTGGATGCCGTTTAAGTAATACCGCACATCTTTGGCAGCGATAAATGCTTTCGGCGCTTTCCACAGGGCGACGGGGATTTCGATGCCGTCTGGCAGCCAGTTGAAATCGGCACGGATTGAAGATTTTTTGCTCATGGTTAGACTCCAGATTGTTTGTAGGTGTGTGGGCGGGTGGTCAGCCCGTAGCGTCTGGGGGGGTGTGGGTGGGTCAGATGTAGTACACTACGGGCTTGCCCTCGTACTCGCCTGCCCATAGCAGATAGCCTTCGTCGCTGGCTTGTTCGGTAAGCGCGTCAATGATGGTTTCATCATCGTTGTCTGCGTCGTCGGGGTCATAATATTCGTCGGATAAATCATCCGCCGTTAGTTCCTGAATGTCGCAGCAAAGCCCGATGACATCCAGCTCGTAGGGTTCGTCGTCGCCGTATGTTTCCTCAAACATTTCTATTAACCGCTCGTAAACCCCGTAAGGGTAGTAATCGCGGTCATACTCTTTGAACTGTTGCTGTAACTGGCGCGCGGATGTGATGGGTATAATTATGGATGCCATGATTTTTTCTCCGGTTTGTGTTAGGGGTTAGGGTTGTTTACAGGTGACGGGCAGGAATGCGTGGCTATACAGCCGCGTTGAGTTATTCAGCGCAGTGGTGTAGCGGCGCATCCGCCGCAGCATGATTGCCCGCAGTCTGTCGTAGCGGTCATTGTCGCGGGCACTTAGGTAGTAGCTGGTCGGAAAGCCCGGCGGGCTCATGTGGTAGCCGTTAAGGGTTTTGTCCGCCGCCGTCTGCGCGCGGATGAAGATGTCGTCGTAGTGGTCGTAGCGGTACTTCAGCAACGCCTCGCACAGGTCAGGGCTGGCTTGCTTGTTGTAAAAGACGCCCACATGGTAGCACCTGCCCGTGAAAGCGGTTGTACGGGTAGCGTAGGGAAAGCGCTTGCGCACATGGCGGTTAAGGCTGGCGTGGATGGTGATGGGGGTTTTATAGTCGGTGTGGTCGCGCATGGTTCACTCCGGTTTAGATTGCGGTTTGGGCTGGCGCTTGAGCCGCGTGTTGCGCGTCGGATGCCGATTGGTTGAGTGTGGTCGGCGTGTCTGCGGGCGTGGGTGTGTCGGTTGGTAGAAGGTGGGAATGGGGGTATGTAGCAGCATGGGGGTTTCTCCGGTTGTAGGGGTGTGGGTTAGGCTTCGAGTGCGGCAAGGGCGCTGGCTACTTTGGCTGCATAGCGGGCAAGGCTCTCGCCTACCCCGCCGAATTTGTCGCCGCTTTCCTCGCACAGGTGGCAGGTTAGCCTGCTTATACTCAACGCCGGACGGGCAAGGCAGAAGTTTAGGCAGTGGTGGTAGTATTCCTCGCCCTCAGGTGTCCGCGCAGCACGCATTTCCGCTTCGTACTGGGCGTCGTAGTAAACCTCAGCGCGCTCCAGTAATTCCTCAAACAGTATCCGCGCGCGGTTGCGCTTGCGGATTGCCTGCTCGTATTCCTTGCGATACTGCTTGCGGTCTAGGAATGCCACGCCGTAGTTGTAGTGGTTCGCAATCTCGCGCAGCAGGTCAGCCCGGCGCGCCTCTTGCGGGCGCGCGTCTGTGTTCCATTGTCGCTGGCGTTGGTATTCCTGTTCGGCATACGCTAGGGCAGCGGTAAAGGATGGGTCAGGGGCGTACATGGCTTACTCCTCATCGGCAGGCAGGTGGGCAAGATATTCCCGCGCCTGTTCTATAACCGGGTCTGGATTAACAAGCGCGCTGGCATCGTTGCGAATAGCGTCTAGCAGGTATCGAGCGTCGCAGTAGTCATCTGTCGCCCAGTTTCCCCACTCCCACGGGGGAAGCACCTTGCCATCGGCGTCTGTGGCGTCGTATGTAAATGCGTCCGCCACTTCTTCCAGCGTGCCTTCCACGCCGTAGTATGGCGTGTAGTACCACATCGCCACGCCGTCGATGGTATCAACAAGCGCTTGGGATTCCTCATTGGAGAGGAACACGAAACCGCTGTTCGGATTAAACGCCAGCTTTACGCTGGAGTCGTCCCAGCTTTCTGGCAACTGGTTGTACTGCGTCCCGTCGCGGTGTTGCCCGGCGCGGGCATAACTGCGCAACAGGTCGGCGGCAATCTCCAATTCGCGCTCGCCGAAATTGGCGAGGTCGAACATATCAATGTTTTTACTCATGGTTTTATCCTTCAAAATATTCGCGCAGCGCTTCGTACACGGCACGCGCTTCGTCTGGGGTCAGCTTATAGCAGTGGTATTCCCGCTCGCCGTAGTAACTTCCGGCGCCGATGCTTACGACGCCGTTATCTACCTCAACATGTCCGCTGTAGTCGTGGGCGTCGCCTAATTCCAGCATTCGGTAAAATCTCTTACTCATTCTGCACCGCCTTCGATGGCGAGAGATGCCGCCATTTCAGCATCTAACAAGTCGTCAATCTTCTTCAGCGTGGCGACGTAGTAGCCGCTCAAGTCGCCGTCGAATTTTGCGTCATAATAAAGCGTCTCAACGACCAGCGCCCGCAGCGCTTCTAGTTGTTCAAAGCGGCTGCTATCTGCCGGATAGTCGCGGAAGTGGCAGACGTAGTTGCGCGCGGCGTCGTCCCAGACGGCGACGGTTAGCCGGGGGATGCCGTGCAAGGTGTCAATCCGCGTGGTGATACGGGCGGATTCGGTTATGTTTGGGGTAAGGTTTGGTTTGTTCATGGTTTATCCTTATCGTGGGGTTAGGGGGTGGGTTGTTAGTCGCACATGGGGCGCCCGTGCCATACCATCATGTCGCAGCGGTCGGCAAGCCTGCCGCTTGTGGCGAGGGCGCGGTTAGCGACGGCTATGGCGCGGTCGTACTTGGCGCAGACGTCTGCGGGCAGGTAGTCGCGCAGGTCATCCCACAATCCGCAGCCTGCGGCGTCCGCCGTGTCGTGGGTGGTGTTGATGATGCGGCA